ATTTGTTCATCCATGTCTTTATAGGGCAAGATAGGAGCATACTTCGGGTTATTGTTCTTGACAAAATATCTTTTAAGGAACTTGGGACCTTTTTTCTTTAATCTACCTGTACCATCTGGAACAGAATACAAATCATGATATAAATTTTCATCTCTCAAGTTCATATGAAAATAATCCTTTAAAAATACTTTCCAAGTATGCTGATTCATAAATGAAATAAGCACTAAGGGGGCACACCAAATATGATCATCTCCATACACGACAATAGCTATAAACCCTCTAACCATAAACACATCTATCAGATGTGCTACGTGAGGATGCAATGCTTTCATATGTTCACAATAACAATAAAAAATAAAAGCCATTATCCAGCTATCACCATGAGACGTTTCCTTGCCTCCTGAGTACATTACTCCCATCATATATCGCCAAAATCCACCAATATGACAAACAAGTTTACAACAAACATTGGTCGCCCAATATTCTAATAACTTTAATAAAAATTCTGCTTCTTTGTCACTCATGGATTTCCAATCATAATAAGGATAAACTCCTGAACAATATAATAAAAGCAACCAATCTGAAATATGTTTATCCAACCCTTCTATATCTCCATCAACATAATAAAACCCCGGGATATCTGCATTTAGATATTTACACAATAAATATGCACCCCCATGCCAATAAGTCATACCAATACGAATTATATTATTACGTTCTAACAACATACGATCTTCGTTCACTAATATGCACATAAAAATGTGAGACAAATCTGGAATAAAGAATTCTCGAATTTTCATCTTCATACGTTCCAATTCTTTTTCAGTTTTAAACTGTCCAAATTTAAATTCATCTTTTGCTTTAATTATAGCAAATATGGCCTTTATTATTATCTCATCCAGGCTAGCAATGTCGCACATGGTTTTATGAAACTTTCGAGCTGCTGCTTCCATTAATGCGACCTTCTGACCTGCCGTCTGAACCTTTATTTTCTGCCCCTCATGATTTATCACTTGAGAATGACCTGGCATGATGCCTCCTGATGTAAATAACTTAACTCGTTTAACCAATTGCTTCAAAACATTTTTATCATATTTCATCTGCAATTTTCCATGGTTCTCATAAACTCCCATAGCTGTCAACAAACCGTTCAATGCCTTCGGCAAATATTTCCATATTGTCAACTCCTCTGGTTTACGGGGTACGGTATCTACACAAAAATCGGAATAAAGTGCAATAGCTTTCTCTAGAGGAAAAAATTCTTTAGTATGAATAACTCGCTTTTCATTTCCCCACTTGCCATACACAGCATCACACCACGAAAGCCTCTTTGCGCACATAGCTTGTAATGACATAATCCCTCCCCTCTTCTCTTCTTTATCAATTTCGTTCATAGGAGGAAACACCACTTGCCAGTAACGCCGTTCAGCCATCTCATGAATACCTTTCCATTTTACTTGAATGTAACCTTCCGGATCAGATGTTACAGTGTTTTTCACATGGAAAGGAGCCTCTACTGCTATTTGACTCTTCGGAGTATAATATTCTCTTTTATATAATTCATAAGCAGTATCATCAAAAGTGGAGCGTTGCTCTACGCCTCGATCAGTCAAGATAAAATTAGCACATATCAATGCTTTAACCTCTGAGTACATCTCTTCTACAGTCCGTCTACACCCTTAATATCGACGTACTCTCATATCTGGTATCAACCCATTAAAACTTGGGAATGTTACATCTAAATCGCAATCACAATCAGTATGATTACCCCAGTGATTTCCAGGATGCCAAGAAATTTGATGTCTCTTACTTTCCATTGGCTTCTTATACGCTCTCCTCGAAAATATGTATCTTAAAACTGGATATTTAGTTCCTATATCGAAAAAAATTAGATCTAACGGTCCTTTACTATTAACGCAATTCAGGTTGAAAGATTGTTGGTTACCTTGAATACACAGTAAG